CATTTGTTCCATGAACATGAAAACATCTCCAGGTTATCCATTTACCAAGCATCCATTGTTCTACTCTGATAAGAGGAAAAACAAATATGGGTTTTTGAAGGAGGTATCTGAAGATAAGTTTATGTTGAAAACATCAATAAAGGATGTAATACTTGAAAAAGAAATCGCAATGAGTCAAGGTATTGTACCTCCATTTATTTGGACTGACAATATGAAAGACGAACGTTTACCGGCAAATAAAGTCGATAGGGGTAAAGTCCGAGTGTTTAACTGTGGACCTTTAGACCTGACTTATTTGACTAGAAAATACTTTTTGACTTTCATTGCTCATTGTATGCATAATAATACGGGAGAAATTTCCTGTGGTATTAACGCTCATTCTATATCGTGGATGTCACTATATAAGAGGATAACAAAATATGGTAAACATAAGGTTATTGCTGGAGATTACTCCAATTACGACAAAAGGTTACCATTTGATGTTATTATGCAAATACTCGATGTTATTCAAGAATTTTATGACGATGAACATTACATGATTCGTAAATCCATATTCATTGCTACATTTAATGCTATTCATTTGTGTGGTAAATCCTTGTATAGATGTTTTCGTGGTAATCCTTCAGGTACTCCATTGACTACAATAATAAATTGTTGTGCTAATGCTATATTGTTTAGGTATGCATACATGTATTTATCTGTTCGCCAAGAGCCGTCTGTTGACCCATTTACATTTCGTATGTATGTTGAGTTTGCATCTTTTGGTGATGATAATATATCTGGAGTGTCTGATAAGGTACCTTGGTTTAATGCTATTGCTTATTCCAAAGTTATGGAAGAGTATGGTATTGCATATACATCCTCCGCTAAAGAAAATGTTGTTGTTGAATATGAGCATATTGATGATGTTTCGTATCTTAAACGTTCTTTTGTCTTTAGAGATTCGTGGATGTTTGCACCTTTAGATAAGAATTCTATACATGAAACGATGCAATGGTGTCGTATGTCCAATACACATATCGATGAAATAATGCAAGCTACATTTAATTCTTTTTGCCAAGAAATGGTTCATTATGGTGAAGAAGAATTCAATGATTATGTTGATCATGTAATGAGTGTTGCATGTAGGTTGCCTGAACCCG